CTATATGAAATTGTAGACACCGGAGTACTAGAGTTAAAAATAATTTCATAATTTTCAGGCGGTATAAAAATACTGCTCGACGAAGACCTAGGCGACTTGCTATCTAAAAGATACTTTTGCTGTGTTTGGTCAACAAAGCCTGACAATCTTGTAGTTAGGTTGACATCGATTCCTGAAATTTTGTCTAGTAATAGTGATTCTTGTTGCCCCTGGCTTCTTAAATAATTTATAACATAGCAAACTAGACCGGCAGATTGTGAAACTCCCACGATAGGCATTTCAAAATTATCTAGAGTATCAAACACTCTAGTTTTTTTATTAACAGTTTGTCCTATGATATTTTTATCAAGTTTTGATATGTCAAAACTATTATTGATATAATTAAAAGGTTTGAGTAGGCAAAGAGCTTTAACTAACGCAAATGGCCATTCTGAACTAGATCTCCATCCGTATTCTACTGGGCCCATATCGCCTAACTTAAAGGCTCCGGTATTGTTAATTAGGCTGAAATTTTTGGCTAGACCGGAATCTAAGGGACTTAATAGATTGCCAAGATCGTCCGTTGGAATATGTGATAGTATACTGGCTCTTTTGTATCTGTCATATATACCGGCTCGAGATCCTTGTCGAATAATTCCGTCTCTTAAATCTTCCCAAAGAATTAAGTTCCCTCGAGTATACGGGGCAGGGCCGTATTCACTTTCCCACCATGTAGGTTTTTCACTAAATCCCAACATTTCCCACGGACACTGGTGCGGTCGGGTTGTATCATAGAACCACTGATATACTCCTCTCCAGTAGCCTGGTAAGCTAGATGTACCCAGGCTATCTGTCATATTATTATAGGTGTAGGTGAAACTGTTTTCAGTGTCAAGATACTGATTAATTGTGTAATTAATATTTGTTCCACTTATCCATTTTAAGAAATCTTGGGCAACAATAACGTCAACAAGATCTTTTGAATATTCTGCATTTCCATAATATCCTCCTACTACGTCATCGATGTTGAAAATAGATTCGTTGTATTGAGACTTTATATTGTTGTAAATTCTTAATTCTAGTTCTAAAAGAATGTCATCTCGATAGTCTCCAAACGCTTTTGTAATACTGCCGTCGTGGCCTCGAATAACTTCTATAGGTTCAATATAAGTATCATCAATAAATTTGCTAGGTAGATATTTTTTGTATAGACCTAGACTTGTGGGAGTAAAAGGTATAAAATTAAAAGCTGTAGAAACGTATTCTCTAATGACAATTAGATCACCTTCTATAACTGGTATTAGAAGTGTTACGTATGATGCGTTTTCTGAAAACTGATAGTCTCTGCCTTGTATTAACTGTTGTTTGTTTTTGTAAAGATATACGGCCTTGCGACTTAGTGTGTTTAGATCAAAGTAATTTGATAATCTAAAATTGCTAATATCAATGTCATCCACTATGTATGCAAGTTCAGTGTATGCTCCGCTTCCTATCATGTCTGAATCAACAAATGCTGAATTTTCAGTTTTAGCTTTTCCGTATTCAGAAATTATTTGATCAAGAGACTCTGCAGGATCATCATTATAGAGTATTTCTTTTGATAATTCAAAAAATTTATTTTTAAAATCAGTATATGCTTGCAGTGCATATTCTATTGATTTAATAATATTGATCTGTCTATCGCACAATAAAGTAATAGCTAGAGGCGCAATTCCTGCATGTTTAACAAATCTTCTACCATTATTTTGATAGCTATCGATGTCTCTAAGATTGCTAACTCCTGGATATATTCCAACAAAATTATCTGATAATTCTAACGATGTAGTTACATGGTCAATGGCTTGACCGAGAGTAAATTTTTCAATGTTTTGATTTAATGGATTTTTTTCAAGTCCGATTGGAATTTCATAATAACCTTGATTTGGTTCTGCATTTGAAAATATTTTGATTACAACTGCGTCGTCTGCAAGAAAATCTTTTGCAAAAACAAAAGTACCGTTATTGGCTATTCCTTCATTGATGTTAACTAAACTGTTTTCTAGCCTAACTCCGTTAACATAAAATAAAATTTTTGTAACATTGATATCTACGGTATTCCAGTCAACTGTGTTAAATTTTACTGTGTTAGTCGTGGCTTGAATTGTTGTACTATCTAAAATTGGTTGGATGTAATCTTTGTTTGAGAGTTGCCAGCCATTAGCGTATTGGTTAGTTTGATTTAATTTATAAAACCCTTCATTTATTGCCTTTACATACGGAACTTTATTAATCTGGTACGTAAACGTTTGAGAATCCCAATTAAATAAAAATTGAATATCTCCTACATTATCTATGTTAAGATATTGAAGACTTATTCCTAGTTCAGTATCTACTATGCCATTTCCTTTGGCATAACTTAAGATTTCACTGCCTGAAAATGAACTAGTAGGATAAGATTCTACGTTTGAAAAACTAATCCCTGTACTGTCAAAGGCATCAAATAATGGTTGCTGTTGTACCTTTGTTTTTTCTTGACTAAGTCTCCAATCAGTACCGGTAAAATAAAACATTTTTCCTCGATTTTTTAGACCTCTACTAATTAAAACTGTTTCGCCAATAGTGGAGGCAGAGTCAAGCGAGTCAATTAATGTTATTTGAGAAACTGAAGCACCGGTGATAGGATCGGGATGTTGTATGAATTTTACATTGTATATTTTGTTGTTGGCTAAAGAATCTGTATCGGCTGTAATTAATACCCGAGCTCCTTCAAATAATTCTTCGCCATCAATATTATAACCTGTACTTCCTTCTATTACTGAAAACACGTCCGAAGTAAAATCATCAATATAATCAACCGTAGTTTTAGCTATTGAACCGTGCTGATATAATTGAAGACCTGCTATAAATTCTATAATTGGACGTTTAGCTCTCGACGAGTCGGCGCCATCAAAACTAGTTCCGTTGTAGGTGTGTGCCTTATTCAATACCGATATATGGAACCAACGATTATAACGACTCCACGGATTAAGGTCAGGACTAGATCTGTTAATGGTAATATAATCTTTATCTACAGGATAGGCAGATGCATCATCAAATGGTTCTGTATCAAATCCCGAATTATCAAATAGAATTTCAGGAATATTTTTACTAATTAACGGTACTACTAGATCTGTAAAGTTAACCAGAGTGATGGCTGTGCCTACTCCTTCTATCAACCATTTGTTGTCAGCATATTTTGTTGGTGTTATATTTCCAAAAAATTCAACAATTAATCCGTTGGTAAACTCTATGCCGTTACTAGAAGTATACGTAGACTTTCCTAATATTTCTTCGTCAACATTTATTTTAGTATTCGAATCCATATCGGATATGATAAATCTTCCAAGTCTATCAGGGTAAACAGTGCTTTGATAATATAATACATCTGGTGCATTATAAGGCACTTCAAATGTTAATGTACCAGTGCTAATTCCATTGTTTACTATGCCTTGATTATAATCCAGTGCTCCTTGTACATATACATCTTCAATAAACTCCCAGTCTTGTGAATTCAATGTTATGCTACTACCGTCAGCTGGTGATATCTGTATTTTTGCTTTCCATAGTTTCCCGTCATAGATAACTACCTGTCCTGCATTGTATGGTACAATAGGATCAAAAATCAAAGATCCAGTATCATAGTAGCTTCTTATTGCAAATGCTTCGCCTGGTAGTGATATGTTAAACTTGTAAGTTTGTCCTCGGTACAGATTAATCGTGGGATTATTTGTTAAGCCGTCTGGTGTAAAAATCCAATTGTCGCCAATTCCTTGTCTAACTTTGTAGGTGCTGACAATTGTTGATGCCTGGCCTAAAACTCTTACAGGAGGCGGGCCGCTCGGTGCCCAATAGTATTGTCTAAAATTAGTAAACTTATCCCAGTCAATAGGAGGATCCCAACTAAAATGATCAGCTTCAGTTTCTAGACTGTCATTTTCATTTTGATTATTAAAAAATTTCAGCTGATTTTTAAAATCTATATAATCGTAAAAATTTGTTATTCTTGAATTTTCATCGCGAATAACAACACCAGGTTCTAGTTGATATCTGGAACGAAGTGTATTGTTGCTGTCAAGATAAATGTCTTTGCCATTATATGTTTTTCCAAATCTGCGGCCAACATATCCTACAGTTTTTTCTAAAACTCCAGGTTGTATCAAAGGATCAACTACTCCTGCTAAAAATTTAGCATTAGCGTCTGTTTGAAAAATCTGTGGTAATAGTTCTACTGCACGTCTAATTGGTAATTCACTATCTGGAAAAATATTTTTTGCCATCTTACACCTTAATATGTACTAGAACTGACTGAAACAATCGATGTTCTAGTTTCAACTGCATTTATAGCTGTTACAATTTCGATATCGTCGACGGTTGCTCCGCTAACAAATATTTCATCTGATCGACTTTGTATTTCAAATAAACTACCAAATGACTGACTGAGTTGTCTAGGAACAATAGTCATGTTACTGACATCAGGCGACACTGCATTTGTAATAAAGGTAATTAATTCGCTAACATAAAATCTGTCCCCAAAGTCCCAATTTTTAATATCAAAAAAAGTATTAATTGAATTAATAATACGTACTTTAAGGTCGTTGTCATTAATTGTTTTGTATGGGTTTTTAACAACTTTAAACACGGACTGTAAACTTTCATCTGCTAAAGCACCAAACAATATTTTATAATTTGTTGTATGATAAACTATTTCGTCACTGATAGATTTTATAGCATTGAGATTTGTACCAAAACTTATGCGTAAACTATCAGAACTTGGAGCTTCGGGTTTCGCGGCGGCTCCTGCAAGATAATTTCTAAAAGCAGTATCGTATGACCGTGTTAATAAAAATATATCAACAATGTTGCTAACACTAGGATCAATCCTTCTATCAACGTTTGCATTGTGAATATAATGGAATTTTAATTTATCTCTTCCTACATTAGCTTTATAGTTACTCTGCAACTCTAAAATTTTAGAGTTATTAGAAGATACTACTACCTTTTTAATTCTGTCTTCATTGCTGTTATAGAAATATATAAAACTGCCTTCTGCATAGTCATCTATGTTGATATTGCTTTCAGTCGGAGTAGCCGTGATAATTTTTGTTGAATTATCAATAAATTCAAAAATTTTATTTCCTGCTATATCAACTGTTTCTTGAAAAAATAAAAATTTTTCTTCTGCATTTTCAGTCCCAGAAAAATCCGTACCTACAACTTCTTCAAATGCATCTGGGTCATCTATTATTCCGTCATCGTCAGAATCAGCAAATGAAATTTTGATTTGATCAGCTGCTTCGTAGCCATCTTCGTATCTAATAGTATCACTGATTTCAAATGGAATATCTCTAGTCAATGCATTAATTTTTGTAAAATCTGTGTTAATTCCTAGAATTTTAATTTGATCTTTTACTGTTTTTCCGGTTACTGCACTATATGTTTTTTGATTTGTGTCAAGATAAAATCTATTCTCACTGATGCTGCCAAATGCATAGTAAAGTCCTCTTACTCGTACATTGTAACGATCGCCTTCTTTTACAAAAGCTACTAGCCAAGATGCATCAATTGAACTGTTAGAAACGTCGCCGGTTTTTCCTAAACTAAAATTTATAGTGGTATTCAAATTTGAAGACGTTATAATTTTCCATGCCGATTCAACGTAGTCGTATCTTAGACCAAAATTTAGATTATTCAACATGAAATTAATTATTTCATTTTCTAACGCTGTAGGCAAATTGTTTACAAATTTAGGTATTATTCGAGAAGCCACGGCTCTTGAAGGGATTATATCATTAAATTCAACTGGGCCAAGTCCCGACACTAGAGCGCCGCGATTAGAATTAGTGCCGTCGCCCGCTACCTTAGTAACTTTAGTCCAAATATACGATTTGTAATCAGCATCTTGAGAACTAGTATCGACTTCAACTATTTGATTGTCTTTGAAAACATTTTTTTTGCCGGTGACTGTTGAAGTGGGAGGAATAAATTTTATTAATGCTCCTACCTTGGCATACTTTAACGTGTTAGTTGTATAGGTTCCACATTTTAACAAGGCAGAATCTATGGTGTTAATAAAATAACCAGTTGAATTATTAATGTCGTTGGTTATCTGTGTCCAGGCGGTAGTTTGGTCTACAAAAACAATTTTGTTGTATTTTGTAAAATAGAAGTTGTAAACTTCAGTGTTTGTAAATAATGGCTCTATACTATTTCTTAAAAAATTAATTATATCTAATCGATTAGAATATTTAAAATTTAACGTTTTTTCATTTTCTTCTTTATAGATAAAACCGTCAGTGGCAAATACATTTACCGAACTATACTTTCCGCTAACATCTATAATGTCAAAGTTTCTTGAAATTCCACTAGAAGTTCTGTTTATAGACTTGACCTTTAAGATATCTTGAGAAGCGCCAAACGGTGCCAAGTTATAATCTTCGCCGGTGATCATTCTGTTTTGTGTATAATACACCGCAGGTGCGTTGGCTCTAATTGAAGCAACGTCTTCAGAGGCTGCTGCAGATGTCACTGAAGTTTTTAAACTAAGGCTGATTGTGAGTGTGTGTTCTACGCCCTGCTTGTTAGCATATGGAATAGAAACGTTTATTCCTCTCATTTCTGTTGGGCTGATTGTGTACACTAATCCGTTACTGACTCTATAATAAAATCTAAAACTTCCTTGCGGTAAGTTTCCGTAAACTCCGTCACCGAACAGAATATCTACTCTGTCATTGTTTTTTGTAAGGACTTCGTAGATAGTTCTTACATTGTTTGTAACACTATTATAGGCAATATTGTTTCCTACAAGAGACGATACTCGTGTCCATTCCGCTTGTTGTGTGCCTGCTGTATCTAGGCCAAATAACCATAGATCGTCATTGTTGATATTTTCTGCATCAACTGCTACTTTTTCATTAGTGGTCGGAACTGCAATGGCAAAATCTGCTAGCTCTAGACTACCTTGCTTAAACATTAAAAAGAAACCAGTGTTTGAACTTCCTGCGCCACGAGAATCGTTTTTGTATATAAAACCTAGCTCATTTTTTGGCACTGGTGGTTCTTCGTATATATTTTCTTTATCAATAAAACTTGTGCTCACAACCTCAAATGACATGCCGCGGCCGGCAACTGTTTTTGTATAGGCAAATAACGGTACATCTGCTAACAGTGTTCTAAATCTATATTGTTCAGTCGGTATCGTCTGTATAATTGCAGAGCCTTGACTACGGCCAAATTCAGTGTTATCGCTCATTGCCGAATTCAACACCAAGATAAACTGTTCTAACCAGTTGATGTTTGTGGCATCATTCCAAATAATAGTCTGTGATTGTAGATTTTTTCCGTTGCTGTCTAATAGATCTTCTGTGGTACTTACGGTGTCAAATTTTAACAGGCCTGTTGCTGCAATGTTTCTCTTGGCATTGTAACTCAGCATACGTGCTAGGCGTAGCACACTTTCTTTTCTTTCAGCTAGTTCTAAAAAATTTTCTCTACTTGCTAGATCAATACGAAAACTTATGCTTTGACCAAGGAATGCCACTGCATCGATTAATGCCAAGTATTCTGAACTTTCTATGTAATCGTTGAAATCTTCTGGGTAGTTTTCACGCAGATACGTGATCATTACTCTACGAAGATTTTCAAAATCATAGCTTTTAAAATCAGCATTTTGAAAAGTCTGATATATAGTTTTCCAATCTTGGTTGAGTATTAAATTAGTTTGTCTTGTTGTGGTTGACATTCGTATCCAGTTCCTTTGTAGTATTTAATCAGAAAAAATAACTGGTCATTTAATGACTGAATTGTTTTTATCAAAGTCAAAGGTCATTCTTTCATTGACATTAAAAGGAATATAAACTATGTCAGCTTCAATGCGTATTCCTTGATCTGTTGAATCTACCAACACTGCATTAATGGCAATTCTAGGATCGTAGTTAATAATATCTTCAACATCTTTAGATATAAGAGTTTTTACTTCATCGGTAAAATTTTCAAAAATCATATCCCAAATAATAGTTCCAAAATTTGGGTTTTCTAATTTTTCACCTTTTCGAATATAAAAATGATTTATAATATCTTGTTTAACTAGATCTATATCATATAGTTTAAAATTCTTTTTAGATTCTGCTGAGCTAAACCCCTTGTAGGTAAATGCGCCGTTATCTCTATCGCCTACACTGGCTTTGTTTTTTGCCACAGTTTTTTGATTATATAGTTTTGCCATGTTTATTCCTTAGTCTACATCTCTATCAGTTTTATCTGGTTGAAAAAATTCCGGGGCATTCGATTCGTGCAATTGCCAAGGTTCGTGCATAGGTACCCGCCACATTACTGTCTTTAATTTTTCCTCCGACTGGTATCTCTTCTTCTGACCCCAGCCAACTGTGATATCACTTACTGGTACCTCATGAAGTGACAAAGGCTCAATAGCTTTAGCTTTATCAGATGAAGAAGCGGTAGGACCATTCATGTCAATTCTACTGGCAGTTTCTTTATATCGACCCCCAGCTTTGATATCCATTGTACCCGAGGCTGTATTTTTAAAATTACCGCCTGAATTAATGTCAAAATTTCCTGCGCTGGTTATTTTAGTGTTAGCTCCAACAACGTGTTCGTATTCAGCACCTATAGTCAGTTTCCCGTCTTTGCCTGCAGTGATTAAAAAATCTGTAGCTATGTCGGCTTGTAGTCGTCCAGAGGCTGCTCGCATATTGATGTTTCTGCCAGCTTCAAAATTGATATCCCTATCAGCTCGTATATTCAAATCGTTTTCAGTATGAATAGACACAGAATCTTTTGCATAAATGTCTATTTTACCGTTGCTGGTTAGTTCTATCCAGGCGGTGCCTTTGGAGTTTGCAATGTAGATTAGATCTTCTGTATTGTGAAGCAACAACTGGTGTCCAGTACGAGTACGCACTCGAAAATATTCATTGTAAGGAATAGTGGGGTCGCCTTTTTCTCCCTCGAGAGTATCTGCGTATTCTCTAGGACCTTCTCCTGCAGGCTTTTTTCTTTGATATTGATCATCACCGTCATCAAATACCAACTGAGTACCACCCAGTCTGCTTACAAACACCGGGGCAGGACTTTGACTTTGTTTTGTACCTATACTTTTTTTCAATGCGCCTGGGCGGCGATCTAACGGGCCTGGGGTGCTTATGCCAAATACCATGTTTGGTACAGACCTTCTAGAAGTAGATGTTGTTGCGCCTCTAATGTCGTCCTCTAATAATCCCTGTTCTAGAAATCTATCAGCTATAGGATGCACTGGTTTTTTTATTTTA